GTATCGTCGGCTAAGTGGTACAACTAAGTGGGATAGCAATCAAGTCAACGGTAGTAACGCTGTTCTTGGAATTAATATATTTAACAATGGTGTTGTTGCAGCAGCAGGAAATCTAGTAAGGTTTAGCACTGGAAGCGGCTGGTCTACTATAGGCACACGTACTTCTGCGGGTCGCTACAAGTTTGACACGTTTAACTTTAATAACACTAACAAGCTTATTATGGTTGATGATGTTAATCAAGCTGCAACATACGATGGAAGTACCTACACATTAATTAGCACTACTGGAGCACCTGCTAATCCTGCTTCTGTTGCAGTGTTTAGAGATCACGTATTCTTTGCTGGCATGTCTGCCAACCCACAAGAAATTACATTTAGCGCGCCCTTTGCTGAAACAGACTTTACTCCTGCTAGTGGTGCTGGATCAATCAGAGTAGATACCAGTGTTGTAGCATTAAAAGTGTTTCGCGATGTTCTGTACATCTTTGGACTTGATAAAATTTACAGACTTGCTGGAAGTAGCATTGCAGACTTTCAAGTACAGCCTGTCACTAGAACACTTGGTTGTGCCGATGGGTTTTCTATTCAAGAACTTGGCGGCGATCTTATTTTCCTGTCTCTTGATGGACTCAGAACAGTTGCTGGTACTGAAAAGATTGGTGACGTAGAGTTAGGTACAATTTCTAAGCCTATTCAAGGCCGTATTCAAGATGTTGTTGCTAACAGAGCTAATATAACTTCCGCTGTTATTCGTGGTAAAAGTCAGTATCGTATTTTTTATCCTTCGTCTGCTTCTGAAAGCACACCCTTTGTTCGAGGAATATTAGGTACTCTTAAACGAACACCACAAGGCGGCGTTGGTTTTGAATGGGCAGATATAAAAGGAATTAAACCTTCTTCAATGGACTCTGCTTTTATTAGCGGCGTTGAGTACGTTATTGAAGGTGGCTTTGATGGTTATGTAAGACAGCAAGAAAGTGACACTGTATTTACTTTTGATGGGGAAAACATTGTTGCTCTCTATCGCTCACCGGATTTATCCTTGGGTGATTCAGGCATTAGAAAGTTAATGCAACGAGTTATCCTTAACTATGCAGTAGAAGGCACGATTGCTGCTGAGTTAAGAATTAGGTATGACTCAGATTCTATTAATGTTCCACAACCGGACCACCTAGACATTACATCCCCCGGTGGAACTGCTGTGTATGGTGCTACTGCTTCTTTATATGCCAATGCTGTTTACGGTTCTAGCGGTACTCCTGTCTTTAGACAATCAATCGAAGGTTCTGGTTTTCTTATTGCAGTAAAGATTAATCATAACAGTTCAAATAGACCCTTTACACTAAACTCTTACCAGTTTGAATTTACACCCGGAGGAAGACGATAATGGGTACAGGTTACGTAAGGCGCAGTACAACTGAGATAGCCACAGGCGAGGTTATCGAGGCTGCTGATTTTAATAATGAATTTAACGACATTGTTAGTTCATTCACAGCATCAACTGGGCATAGCCATGATGGCACTACTGCTGAAGGCGGTGATGTAACTAAGCTACTGGGTACAGCAATTACCATTGGTGATGGCTCTGCTGGTGCGGACATTGTTGTAACCTTTGATGGTGAGACAACTGATGGTGTGCTTACTTGGATGGAAGACGAAGATCACTTTAAGTTTAGTGATGACATTGTTATAGATAGTACAAAGCGACTGTACTTTAATGACGAGGGTGGTGAGTACATTCATGGCGACGGTACAGATTTAAATCTTGTATCTGGCGCAGACATCAACATTCCTGCAAGCATTGGTCTGACGTTTGGTGATGATGGCGAAAAGATTGAGGGCGATGGTAGTGACTTAACTATCTCCTCTTCTGCTGTACTTACTCTTGATGCTGGTGGTAACATTGTTATTGATTCAGATGGTACTGTAGACGTTAACTCAGTAGGTGTCCTAACTTTAGACTCTGGAGCAGCAATTAATATTGAGCCTGCTACTGGTTCAGCAATTCTATTAGATGGAACTATTAGCATAGATGCTGGCGTTGTTACTGGGGCAACTTCGATTACTTCCACAGCATTTGTTGGAGATGTTACAGGTGATATAACAGGCACAGCCGATGTGGCTACAGTTGCAACTACTGTTACTATCACTGATAATGAATCTACAAATGAAAGTAACGCTATTATCTTTACCGCTGGCGGTGATGTTGATGGTGGCAATATAGGTTTAGAGTCAGATGGCACCCTAACCTACAACCCCAGCACAGGTAAGGTAACGGCCACAGGTTTTATTGGTGCGTTGACTGGTGATGTTACAGGTGATGTTACAGGTACATCCGATGTAGCTACGGTTGCAACTACTGTTACTATCACAGACAACGAATCAACCAATGAGAGCAATGCTATTATCTTCACTGCTGGTGGGGATGTAGACGGTGGCAATCTAGGACTAGAGTCAGACGGAACATTGACTTATAATCCCAGCACAGGTAAGATAACAGCTACAGGCTTTATTGGTGCTTTAACCGGCGATGTTACAGGTGATGTAACAGGTACAGCAGATGTTGCGACAGTTGCAACCACCGTTACTATTACTGACAACGAATCCACAAACGAAAGTAATGCTCTTATCTTTACTGCTGGTGGAGATGTAGACGGTGGTAACCTAGGGCTAGAGTCAGATGGAACACTAACTTACAACCCTAGTACTGGTGTTGTAACTGCTACGGGGTTTGTTGGTGCGTTAACTGGTAACGTCACAGGCAACGCAAGTGGTACAGCCGCTACTGTTACAGGCGCTGCTCAGACTGCCATTACAAGTGTTGGTACTCTTACTGGTCTTACAATCTCAGGTGATCTAACAGTTAGTGGCGACGACATAACAATGGGTACGAATACCAGCGGCCACATTCTGGTTGCTGATGGAACTAACTACAATCCTGTTGCAGTAAGTGGTGACGTAGGTATTTCAGCGGCTGGTGCAATAACCATTGCAAGTACTGCTATTGAAAGCGGAATGCTTAACAACAACATTATCTCAGGTCAAACCGCACTAGCTTCTGGTTTGGCAACTACAGATGAAATACTAGTGAGTGATGCTGGAACTCTTAAACGTGTGGATGTAAGTGTTCTTACAGAAATTACTGATGGTTCGGCAACTGCTCTTGCGATTGCTTTAGGTTAACAAAACAGAGGAATGAAAAATGGCTAATACTTTTAAAGTTATAACCAAAGCAGGAGTAACATCAGCAGATGTAATCTACACTGTTGCAGGGAGTACGACTACAGTTCTTCTGGGCATCATGCTAGGGAACACTACGAGTGGTGCTACTACTGCAACGGTTACTCTTACATCTGATACATCAAACAGATCAGGAGCTAACAACGAAGCTAACCAAACGGTTGAGTTAGTTACCAATGCTCCACTACCAGTAGGCAGTTCTCTTGAACTGTTAGCAGGTAACAAAGTAGTTATGGAAACTACCGATACCTTGAGCCTAACTGGGAGTGCGGCTACGGATATTATCCTGTCGGTTATGGAGATTACCTAATGGCGTATCTTGGGTCAACACCAGCAAGAGCGCCATTGTCTAGCGCACAGATTGAAGATGGTACTGTTGATACTGCTGATCTTGCAACGAATGCTGTTACTACGGCAAAGATTACAGCCGGTAATGTTACTACGGCAAAGCTTGCCGCTAGTTCTGCACTTATTGGTAAAAACATAATTATTAATGGCAGTCACGAAGTAGCTCAACGAACTGCTGCGGTGACAGGTATGGGTGCTTCCAATGGCTACACTCAAGTTGATATGTGGCATATAATAACTTCAGGAACTGCCGGTCGAGTAACAGGAAGTCAAGTAGCTGGTCCTCTTGCTGCAACAGGCCACGCCAAAGCTGTAAAAATTGACGTAACTACTGCCGATAGCAGCGTGGCAAGTGGTGATATTATGTCGCTTAGAACTACTGTCGAAGCGATAAATCTTCAACAGCTACAGTGGGGAGTTGCAACAGCAAAATCTGTAACTCTATCTTTTTGGATGAAAAGTCCCAAATCAGGCACGCATTGTGTATCTATTTACCAAGAAGATGACGGACGATTTTTTATTAAAGAATTTACCATTGCATCTGCTGATACCTATGAATACTTTGCTATAACATTTCCCGGTGATACTGGCGGTGTTATTGACACAAATAATGGAGCTGGCATTCGCATTGATTGGCCTTTAATTTGTGGCTCGGGCGAAGCAGGATCAGCAGATGCGTGGACTTCTGGAGGTAAATTTGCAACTTCCAATCAGCAAAATTTGCTGGACAACACTGCAAATAATGTTGAGTTGGCAGGAGTTCAATTAGAGCTAGGCACGGTTGCCACTGACTTTGAGCATGAGCCGTTTAGTGTGACGTTGGAAAAGTGTCAGCGATACTTTGAAAGGCTCGACTTTAGTTTTACCGATGGCGAACCAATAGGGTATGGCGTTGCTGCCAGTACATCAAGTTTTCTTGCTGGCGTTCCCTTTCGTGTGGCTAAAAGAGCCGCC